GCAGGACGCAGCCTTTCAAGCTCTTGAGCGATGGCGAATCCGCCAGCAGTTTTTGCTGTAGTACCAGTAAAGAATGCATTAAGCCCATCGGTGAGCTGCTTGATACCATTCGTCATTGGAACAACAACGGTATTCAAGAATCCTACGGCAACTGGCTCGAATGCCTCATAGAAAAGAGTCATTGAGTTTTGCATGCGATTCATTACACCTTGGAATGTAAGAGCAGCACCTTCAGCGCCAGGACCAAATTCCTTGTTCATTACGACAGTTACATTCTTCAGCAATGCAACCATTGCCTGCCCCTTGTAAGCGCCTTCTTCCAATGCAGCAGAGAAATCTTGAATAGCTTTTGGCCCCTTAAATCCTGCAGCTTCGGCAAATAATGCCATAGCTCCAGGAAGCACATCACCTAACTGCCCCTTAAGTTCTTCGCTCATCACCTGACCTTTGCTCGCCATTTGAGCAAATGCATAATTCACGCGATCCACTTTGTCGGCGCTCATTCCGAAAGTAGCAGCAGCTTTTGTAATGCCAGTGAACAAGTCTCTAATTTCGTCTCCGCTAAAACCAGCAGGAGCCATAGACGCATACAGCTTGGTGAAGCCATCACGCGCCGACTGCAGAGGCACGTTGTATTTTTCCATGAGCCCAAGCAAAAGCTCATTAGATGCACGCGCTTCCTCAGCAGAGGGCGTGACTGCATTCAGCGTATTTCTAAAGCTTTGTAACTGCCCAACTGCTGCACCAACTTGCGCCGGTAGATTTTGAATGAAGGCTAGTAATTTATAGGCTTGCCCAAACAAAATCACTTGTTTAGTTGCAAAACCAAACTCCTCGCCAAGTTCACGGATGACACCAGTGCCTGGAAGATTGACGCCTCCCATGGCACGACCAAAGGCCCCAGCTCCGCCAAAGCCACCAAATCTGTCACCGCCTCCACTAGGAGGCTGCATACCACCACCCGCACCACCTTGTGCCATTGCTGACTGAGGAACAATGGCACCCCCGACAGCGTAGGGCACAATTGCGCTGGTAGGACGTGCTCCGCGATATGCGTAACTATAAGGTGATGGAGTGCGCCCTTCGCCACCTCCGATTACGTCCATGCCACGCAAGTCCGAGCGCATGCGGGCTTCACGTTCGCGACGTGCCATCATTTCTGCGCGAGTTTCGCCACCAACTGCACCTGTCGAATAGACATTAGGAGCACGACCAACTCCAGCAGGAAGTAATCCAGCAATGCGACTAGGACCAAGTAATGGCTGCTGTGATGCTGCGAGGCCAATGCGAACGCTTCTAATTTGTTGCTTAATAGAATCAACAAAAACATAAGCAGCGCTTCGCATGATGCGCTGCATTTCATCGCTCAATCCAGTGGGTAAGTATTTTTGCGCCCCAAATGCAGTGCCGGGCAATGCAGAAGGAATGGTCCCAGGAGGTAATGCTCTACCAGTTTCTGATGGACCAATGGAAATAGGACGCGAAGGGACAGTCGCCGGGAAATTAAGCCCAGGCAATGCTCTTTGCTGAGCCATTTGCTGGGCCATTTGCTGGCGCATGGCAGCAGGATCCATGCCAAGCATGTTAAATAGGCCACGAGCAAACGTGTCTAGAACCCCTTTAAGAGGACTTTTGCCAACATCGCGCAATTGATTTTTGATGTTGCCAAGAATATTTTCGGCAATGTCTTGATTCAGTTCCGCGACAAGCTTGTCAATTAACGGATCTTTCTTAAGCCTTGAAACACCACCAATCCCCTGCTCTTTTGCAAGAGCCTGAAGTTGCTTGACAGTTAAATCCTCAAGAGCTTTTTTCAGTCGCTCAGAACGCCCTACTTCCGTGGCTTGCGGAACATTGCCGCCCGACAAACCTTGCGAGCGCATGTATTCAAAAAGCCCTGCCGCACCAGTTGGTCCAGCAGAAAAACCTCTTTCAACTTCTGCTTTAACTTTGACGCTAATCCCAGATAATTTTTGCTGTACCGCTTTCTTGAATTCCGAAACATCTGCATTTGTGATGGACGGCTTAATGCTTGTTGGAATGCGAAGCTTTCCATCACCTTGGCGAATTTGCTGGTTCGCGGCAATGCGCTGCCTGATGCCAGCAATCGTCTCCTGAATATCTCGGCCAGTAGCGCCATTCTTAACGCTTACAGGAATTTCAACCTTCTTTGTTCTGCTTAATGCCTCAAGTCGCCCTTGAATGCGCTCAAGCTGGTCTTTTGTTAATCCTCCCAGAAGGTTAAGCTCAATATTGATTTTCTTTTTGCCTAATGCGCGCTCTAAATTGCGCAACTCTTTAGTAATAGCAGAGCGGTCAAATTTGACATTGATGGGCATGTTATAGCCCGCTGCCGCTTGCCCAAGTCCTGCTAATTGCTGCTTAAAAAATCCCAGGTCAAGACTTACCTTAAGCTTCAGTTCGGCGTCTTGAGCTGCCATCTTGATTTTCGCTTACTTTCCTTTCATTCTATAATCATTGCTCTTGATTACGCCCAGCAAACCCCTTCATCTCATCAGCAAGCAATGCAATAACACGTCCGTCCATTCTTCTTGTTTTCATTAAACGCTGAAGTACAATCAAGCTCGCATCCGTAACGCCATCTTCTTTCTTGATTTGTTTCGTATCAAACGGCAAGAAATCCTCTGGTTTTACTTTGCTCTTCTTGCCCGCCATCATTCCTGCTGCCATTGTGCCAAGCTTGGCAACGGCTACGCTACTAACGTTATATTTTGCAATGTCATGACGATCAAGATATTTCAATGCACGCTTAACATCATCAAGCTTTTGGAGACCAAAATTATTGGCACTCCATCGCTCGTCTTTAAAGTCAGAAGCTGAGAGCCTGAAATAGATTTCGTTCCAATCTGTCAGGCTCTTAAGCTGCTGCCTAGCTCGCGCTTCAAGCTTTTCTGCTACTGAGGAGAATTCCTCTTCGTCGCTTTTTTTGCTTCTACGGCCTCCTGTGTCTCAGCATTCTGCTCTTCAGCAATGAATTCCACTACTTTTGCAATGGCTTTGCGCGGCAGGTTTTTAGTGTCTTCAATTTCCCAATCAGCAAGATCTTGCCATTCGCCATCAATAAGGCCTTGGCCACGAGAGCGAATGAAGGCAGTGACCATGCGGGCATTGGTAGCTTCTACCGATGAACCGCTTGTAATCATGCTCAGCGTTTCTTCCGTAAATTCGGAAAGCAACTCTGCCTCCGAAATGGAGCCACCGCCTTGGAGGAGCGCGAAAGCCTCGTCGAGGGGAATCTCACGCGATGCAGCAATGCGCTTGGCAAGCTGAACGGCGCGAATGGTAGCCTGGCTTTGCAACTTGCTGATTTCTTCCTGTTCAATGGATTCAGCAACTAGCCAACTGCCATATTTCTTCAGGCGAATTTCGGGCAGCAGCTCAAAATAACCTTCAGTTTTAGTTTGAATCAGAAAGCTGTATTTGCTCATGATCGAGAATGTTAAGCAATGCGTTGAACACCTTCACTCGCTCGTGAGAAGAGCGAAATTCTGGCGGCACTTCAACCAGCATTGAATGATTGTCGTTGCTAATTCTAATGGTCGTTTCTCTGCAGGAAATAAGACACAATATGCCCACCTCCAGTGCGGTGCCATCAATAAGACAATTAATTGCATGCACTGTGCCATCCACGCTCCACAGATAATCAATCTTCATTTGTTCAGCGCTGTGCGTATGCGCATCTTAAGGTCTTTGCTTACTTGACTACTGCCAAACAAATCTTTTTGCTGGAATACATCCGTCCATTGACGTGGAGAAAGATTAGTGCCCAGCCCCTCGTGAACGTACCAAGCATAGCCACGGCCACTGCTATTCTTTGCGTCCCAATCCCATGATGCAGTGATGTCAACGCCACCTTGTGAGATGGAAAAACTATCACGCCCGCTTCTATAAAGATCGCCTAGGTCAAAAATATTACGAGGACTCGTGACCACTTCTCCGCTTTTGCGCTCTGTTTCTCCATCGTAATTCCATTTATCCTCTAAGAATTGATCACGGAAATAATCGTTCACGTCAAAACGTGTCCACGTTTCAAAAGCCTTGGCAATCTTTGCTTCCAAAGTCTTGGCATTAACAATTGTTCCGCCAACAATAGTTCCACTCATGGTGCCACTAAATTACGAAGAACTAAATCGGGAATCAAAAAGCGGCAACGTTCGTAAGCAATATCATCGCCGGGGAAAAATCGTGGCGTAGCATCTGGAAATCTCCGCACCATTCTGTCCATCGCCAAAGCAAGCGTATTGCTATTGGGCGTATATTGCACTAAAACTACTTCCCAAACCTGTGTCACCTTGACAGTGCCTCCCAATGGAGAACGAGGCACAAGCTCAGGGAACTCTCTCATCGTCACTTCCAAGCCTTTTACTTTCCATTCTTTTGGCACGCTTTGCCTTCCCACTACATACACGGCGGGAATCGTTGAGTTATTAGGCAGCGTATAAAGACCAATCAGATTGGGCGATGCAGAAAGAAGAGTGTTAACAGTGTCACGCAGTTGAGAAATGTCCATTAAAAAACCTGCCCCCATAGGAGACAGGCTAGCGAAGATTCAATGGAAGAATCAGGAATTCGGAGCAGTGGGAATGAGGCTGCCGGTGTTCTCAGCATTCTGGTGAATGCCAATACGACCACGACTAATCAGATCGAAAGTAACTTCTACGAGGTTATCAGCAGGATAGCTCTCATTGTAGTTCATCACACGGCCGACATAGGCAACGCGGTCGTAATAGAAAGTAGTGCCAGAAGCGCCAAGCTGCTTGTTAATTTCAACGTACACTTCAGCATTCTTGTCGTAACGCGCAGAGCTAATCGCTTGGAATGCTTCGTCAAAGCTATTGGGCAGGAACACTGTGCCATCCACGTCCTTCTGGAAGTAGGAAGTGATGGATGCAGTGGCTTGGCTAGTAACCACCACGCTATCAGCGAAACCACCGCCGCCCAACAGGTAGAATTCTTGGTTGCCATCGTTAAAGGCAACAGAGGCAGTAGTAGCTGCTTGCAGAGTGTAGAGAGTGGGAGCGCCGCTAACAGTGAAAGTGGCGCCGCTTTGAGTGATGACAGGACGAGAAGTGCCGCCAATGGAGCCAACGCGGACAATCACGTCCTGGCTCTTCACTAGCTCAGTGGGATGGTAGAGCATGAAAAATTCCTCAATGGGAAAGAAGAGAGTTAAGCGTTGTCCACGCTTCCTTTGCCAATCAGTCTAAAAATGCCCCTGACTGGCGTGCCTAAGAACTGCCAATAGTGAATAGCAATTTGTTCATTCGGCAACAATTCAAACCTTCCTTCTCTTCCATTAATTGTGGCCCGAGCAGAATCGCCCACAGTAACGCCAGACAAAGTAAGAGGGCTGGTCATTCTGCCTTCCATATAGACGGCAGTCATGTCAGCCCCGAGTAGTTGGTCGTAACGTGGATTGTTTTTCTGCTTTAACGTGGCGTAGAAAGTAACGCCAGTTGCCACTGGTACGTAATTACCAGTTTCGCTATCAAGAGCATAGCCCGAAGCCACACTAAACACCAAAGTGGCATTTGCAAGTGGCTCCAAGAAATTGCTCACACGACAAACCCAACAGAAGAAAGAGGAAGATTGTTGGTCATTCGTTTAAACTCCTGACCGTATTGAGTGGCATCAAGCCCCTCGCCATATACTTTGCCGTCAGTGGCACCAATTTGAATGCCCATTTGAGCAAGTTGAATGGCAATGATATGAGCAGCAAGGAACTTTACTGCTCTATCAGTTTGATCCCCGAACACATCGCTAGAAGCATCGTAAGCAGCTTCTGAAATGGCGCCATTGACGATGCCAGATGGATGTGGACTGAATTCAGGAAAGCGCTCAAGAAAGCTTGCGTAGGTGACTGCCATAATCAGGCTTTCCCAATGCGAATAGCTTCAACGCGCTTTGCAATGGCATTCCTCACGCGGACGCGCCCTTCGATTTTCTTCCAATCACCCAGACGATCTGGATCATGGATGAGTTCAATGGCGCGAATGGCTTGCGTGAGGGGAAGTTCGCTAAGGCTTTGAACATTTTCAGGCAGGTCTTCTACCATCACTTGTTCTTTCATTTCTTCAATGGCACCAATAGCAAGAAGCTTCTTGACCGTACCATTTTCCTTCGCTTCCTTCCATTTCTCATCAGGAATTTCCTGATTAAGACCGGGCGTCAGTTGAATGAGCCC